CCCGTTCGGCCTGCCGGGCGCGGCGCTCTTCTTCCCGCCGACGCTGTTCCTCCAGCGCCTTGTGCCGGTCACCCACAGTCTTGATGGCGTTGGGCAAATCCAAATTGCTGCGGTACTCCACCATGATCTCGGCGGCGTTGTCCATGCCCTCAATTGCGGCCACGTCGGCCACAATGCCGTCCACGAATGCCTTTGCCTGCTTTTTCAAAGAGGTCAGGCTGTCGCTCATGTTGACTTTCGGGCGGTAGGTCAGATTATCCAGCCAATCAATGTCGGCGGCTTCCACCAGTTCGCCGTAGTAGTCCATGAGCGCTTCCGTCTTCTGAGCCACAATGCCAGAGGTCACATCCGCGATTTTCTGCTTCAGTTCGGCATCTGCCTGCTGGAACGGTGCCGTTACGCACTCCCGGTAGACCTGCTCAAAGGCATTGTAGGGTTCAAGGATTTTGCTCTTGATGGCCGTGCGCTGGGCTTCGTACTCCTTGAATTCCTTGGTAAGCTGGGCGCGGGCATCTTTGACGCTCTTATAGGTTTCTTCGGTGCAGATCAGCGAGGTGGCTTCGGCGGTGCGCCGCTCAATGTCGGCCTTTACGCTGTGAAGCCGCTCGACAATGATAGGCAACTGCTGAAGTTCAATGACCTGCAATGCGGTATCCTGTGCCATATCGCACTCTCCTTTCAATTTTTGAATACTTCATAATGGCCGGTGGTCTTGTTCATCAGAACCCAGCCGCCGGCATCCGGGCTGTCCTGAATGAAAAGGTACTGCCGGGAATCCCAGCCATGTGCAGAAAGGGCTTCTTTCTGCTTGCGGGTCAGCCTTTTGGGCCGGGCATTCATGTGTCTGCCACTCATACGATGCTCACCTCCTCATTCCAGCGCTTCAGCAACGAGGGCTGCATGGTGATGATCTTGTAGCCGGTGGCTTCCAGCTCAGTGCTGCGGTCGTAGCTCTGCACGTCCTGCGCGTGCCGTGTGACAGCGTTTGCCAGACCATAGAGGGAAAGGTCACCGCCCGCGATAAGATGTCCCAGAATGCCCTCGCTCTCGTTCTGGCGGATGTTGAACTCCTTGGCCGCAAGCTCAACCACCTTGGGAGCCGCCGCCGGGAGAATGGGTGCTTCCTTGGCATCCCGGAGTTTCTGCACCAGCGCATTGAACCGGGCTTCATCGACCGCCGCCCGGACGGTGTCCTCAATCTTCATCAGGAATGCCCGGTCGTCGGCTTCGATGGTCTCATCCCGGAAAATCCCGAAATCGCCATCCACGCTTTCATTGATGCGGCCAACATGGCGCTTGCCAACACCCACATCCGCCACCATGCCATTGGTACAGACAAGACGGTAAATCAGAGGCTTCACGGAAACGCTGCCCATGCCGACCTCAGAATTGGAAATCAGGATGCCGGCCTGAACGATGTCCCCCGGCACTACTTCGGTCTGGATGCGCTCATTGACAACCTTGATGTACATGCGGGTATCGGTCAGTTCACAGCTTTCAATGCGGGCTCCCTGCATTTCAGAGATAATCGGCAGGACCGTCTGTGCAACCTCGTAGTTGTCGATACGGCGGTAGCGGTCGGAGAGGATGGCGCGGGCGGTACCATCAAGGGTGCGAACCATGCGGCGGGTGTCCGGGGACTGCTGGAACCAGCCATTGACGTTTGCCATCAGCAAGCCGGGGTTCTCTGCCCGCATCCGCTCGTAGTAGGGAGCCGGGATCTTCAACTGCAATCCCAGCTGACGGTGGGCATTTTCGTTCAGCTGGAACGGGGTGTTGCCGATCACGAGGTCAAAGTTCTCGTTGACGGCGGTCATCTGCATAGCACCCGCTGTGGCAACGTAGTCCTTTTTGACCTTGGCCTGCCGGTCAAGCTCAATCGCAAGCTCCTGCAAACTTCTTCCGTACTTCATTGAAATCTCCTTTTCTTTCAGAAAAACAACCGGGACAAGCCCGAAATTACATAAACTTGCGGATCAGGTCACCTACCGCGGTATCACGGAGAACACGGCCGAGCCATGCTCCAAAAACATCGAACACGCCCTTGCTATCCAACCAGATCAGCAGCGCCGCCCCAAAAGCGGTCAGCCAGAACTGGAACAACGGGACACGAGCCGCCGCCTGATCGGGGGTGAGGTGGTACATGAACATCAGCAATTCCTGCATCTTTACTCCTCCCCGCCGCAATAGATCTTCTCGGCCTGTTCAACGCTGGTGTCATCGAATGCCCAGTGCAGTTCATGCAGCACCTTTTCGATGGTCTTTTCGTCAAGCCCGGCTCTCTGCATAGCCAGCAGGCAGTATCCGGTACAGGCCGCGTTGCTCCATGCGCCATTCAGCGCAAGTGCTTCAAACAAAGAAATCTGTTCCTCATGGGTCATAGCTACAAACTTTCTCTTGTACTTGATTTCCAGCCGGAAATAAGTTACACTAAAAAACGATGATGCAGCCTTTCCTTGAAGCGGTTCGGCGCATCGCACCTTTCGGCATCGTCCTGCTGCAACGGGACGGTGCCTTTTTATTTGTCAAATCGGACCCGGATTGCCATGCGAAACGGCCTTATGCTTTTCCGAAGTCCTTTTTGTGCTCATTCCTGTGTGTGTAGATTCGTAAGCCTGCACTCCTGCCCACGGCACAAGCCGCGTTCTCTCGCCGACACTAACGAGTTCTCCAAACTCTCCGGCAGCCATCTTGCTGCGAATCGTGGCGCATGATACCCCGTACCGCTCTGCAAGCTCTTTTGCAGTGTACAGTTCTTTGTGTCCTGCGCTCAGGCGCTCAGTTAATTTATCAGCCAGAATGTCAAGCAGTCTATCAACCATTTCGTCCACCAAATTCACCTCCCTCACTTGTTGATGTGGCATCTTCAAAATCAAATCGTCCGCCGGGAGCGCTCAAACGCTTTGATGTCTTCAGCGCTGACCCTGTACTCCTTTCCGATTTTGATTGCACCGAGCTTCTTCTTACGAATCCACTCCCATACGGTAATGATCTGAACACCGTACCGTTCTGCTACATCCTTGCAGGTATACAGTTCCCCCATGAACGTCCTCCTTTCTTTGTATAGATTTATAGTTGTGTTTTGTTTGGTTTTGTGATATGATAATAGTGCAAATCAAACAAATCACAAAACCACCTGTCCATATCACACAAAGCAGTTTTGTTTGTTGTGTGTTTTGTGTGGTATGGCTATACTATACCACGCATTTTGTTTGGTGCCAACGGCACTTTGCGTGTTTTGTGTGGTTTTGTCTTTTATGCACAAAATCAGGCGGTGTAGTATGGATATATTGTTAGAAAGAATCATTGAGTGCATCGGGCCGCGGCACGGTGCTAAGAAAGAACTTGCGGAGCATCTTGGGATTCACCCCAACGTCATCACAAACTGGCTGAATGGGCGTAACAAATCCTATCGGCGCTATGTGAATGAAATTGCTGCTTTTTACGGTGTTTCCGTTGATTACCTCTTAGGGAATGCCGATTCAAAAGAAAAACAGCCTGACTCTCAAAATGAGAATCAGGCTGTCAAGGATGAACTGATTGCCTTTTATGGGGATGTAAAGGATGATCTTACCCCCGATGATATTGACGATCTTATGGTCGCTATGCGCGCAAAGGCCGAGCGGAACAAGAAAAAGAAATCAGGTGTGTAATGCATGAACACAGCCGTTTGCTGTATGTATGATGATCTGGAAGCTTTGAACGTAGACGTTGTGGATGTTAAACTCAAAAACAATTTCGCAATCGCGTTCTTTGACAATTTCCTTGTCATTGATCGCAGCAAATGCAAGACCGCCGCACAGGAACGCACTGTGCTGGCGCATGAAGCAGGGCATTACATGAGCGGTGCTTTTTACCGCGCTTATAGTCCATTTGAAGTCAAAGAACAGGCAGAGCATCGGGCATTTGCCGCATCTGTCGAAAAGTATCTCCCTGTCAACGAAATCCTGAATTGCTACAAGATGGGCATGACAGAAAATTGGGAGATTGCCGAATATTTCAACCTTGAAGAAGAATTTGTTGAAAAAGCAGTACATTATTGGACTGATTGCAAAGGCATAGATTTTAATTGTTTATAAAACGAAAAAACGCCCCCGGTGCTACCAACACCGAGAGCGTTCAAATAGATTGGCTTACTCAAAAAGAGCAGTCACAACCGACACTGTGATTATACCTCTTTTGGGTAGGCTTGTCAAAGTGTACCCAAAGGAGGTTATTTTATTATGGCAAGACTCAAAAAAAGAAAAGATGGCCGCTATCAACGCAAGGTGACATTGTCCAACGGAAAACAGAAATTTGTATACGGCAAAACGATTGCTGAAGTCAATGCCGCTGCAAATGCACTAATGAACCAAGATACCGCCGGGCTTGAAGTTGGAGATCACACATTGGTGGGCGAGTGGGCAAAAATTTGGTTGAAAAACTATAAATCCGATTTACGGGCCGCTACCATCAAAATGTACCGGGATAGCTATAATCTCCACATCATGGAACAGATCGGATACATGGAACTCCGAAACGTAAAACCAGTTCACATCCGACAGGTTATGGCCAGCGTTGCATCCAGATCGGAAAGCCTGCAACGTAAAGTTCTTCTGACTATGCGCCAGCTTTTTGAGGAAGCACGTTTGAATCATCTGATTATTGATAATCCTACTGAGGGTATCAAAATCACCCCTCACGCTAAAGCGGAAAAGAAAAAGGCTCTGCTTCCCGATGAGGTCGATATTCTGATGAGTGTAGTCGTAGAACCACGCGCCCGCGTATTCTGCGCCCTCTGTCTGTACTGCGGGCTTCGCAAGGAAGAAGCGCTTGGGTTGCAATGGTCGGACATTCAAAGCAACTCTCTGACCGTCCGGCGTGCTATGACCTTTCTGAACAATCAGCAAGATCCCGTAGATGATCTCAAAACAAAAGCTGCGCACAGAGTCATTCCTATCCCGGACAAGCTCAGAGCCATCTTGCTTGATACACCACACTTGAGCCGATATATTGTCCCTGCCTCCAATGGCGGGGATATGACCCGCTCCGCATTCACCCGAATGTGGAATTCTCACGTTGTTTCCCTTGTGCCTTTTCCTCTGCATCCCCACATGCTGCGGCATACCTACGCAACGACACTTTATCGTGCAAGGGTAGACTTACGCACGGCACAAAAACTAATGGGACACAGCAGCATTCAGGTCACCGCCGATATTTATACTCATCTGGAACAAGAGGATTCACTCCATGTTGCCGATAAACTCAACGAGTATCTTTCCGGCAAATCTGAGAACTCCGTGAAAAGTAGTCAAAAAGTAGTCAAGCTCGCCATCTGATACAAAAAAAGAAGCCACACAGCACGTTTTTCAACGCTACTGTGTGGCTTTTCTGGTGCACCTCCAGGGACTCGAACCCTGGGCCCACTGATTAAGAGAGCAAGCCGCCGGTTCGTCTCAATTTATGGAAGTTTCGAGTTATCGTTATTTTTAATCAAGGCAACGTGATTTTTCACCTGGTAATTTCTGCACTCTTTGTCGGATTTTGCAGCGAAAAGTACCCTTTGCACGTTTTGAAACCGTGCAAAATCCGTGCAGAAACCGTGCACTTACTCTCTGACAAACAAAATCGACCTATCCCCCATCGACTTGACGGCATTGGTTTGAGTGACCGACCCAGATATCCTAAATTATCTCTCTATGTTTACAAAACATCTGTGATTCTCTCTTTCTATTACGTAAGGACGCAAATGAAGGGCCCCATAAACGTCCTACTAAAAAAAGGAGATTATTACTATGTTACTCAAAAATGGAAGTACTGGCAACTATGTTATGTACCTGCAGTATGGACTGCATATCATGTGCTGCCCTCCGGGTAGTTTTGACAGCAAATTTGGCTCTGGTACTGAAAATGCTGTTAAGAAGTATCAGGGCAAAAAAGGTCTTACCCAAGATGGCATTGTTGGCGATGGTACATGGAACGCACTGGTAAGCGACATTAAAACCATCCAGCAGCTCCTGAAGAACAAAGGTTATTACGCCAGTACAGTGGATGGCCTTGCAGGTTCAGGCACTTATAACGCTGTTATCAGTTTTCAGAAAGCATCCGGCTTGACTGCCGATGGTATGGTCGGCAGTGCCACCCTAAACGCATTGAACGCTTCTTCGGGCGGTACAAGTGGTCAATCTCATTCAATCACTCTGCCTACTGATAGAAACTATCTTTGGGCACAGAAGAATCCGGACATTGTTAAGCTTGTTGGAAATAGTGGTTGCTCTCTTGTTGCCGTGTTGAATACCGCTAATATCTATGGGCCTCGTGAATTCACCCCTAACGAAGTCCTGACTGCCTGTGGAAATTGGGGTGCAAACGGTCTGAATACTTGGGCTCTTCCCAGCAAGTGCAATGGTAAAATCGACACGAGCAACTACACTCATGGCGGTAAGGAGCAGGCGACTGTATTCAGTGCAGTCAAAGCAAGTATTGACAATAACCTTCCCATCATTATTCGGCTCAACAGTAGCGATGGCAAAAAGACGCATTTTGTCACAGCGATTGCTTATACTGGCAGTTGCTCCTCTGCAAGCAGCATTTCCGTCATTGATCCTGCTGGTGGTGTCATTCGAACTCTTGAGGAAGCGGGAACTGCACGCAATGAAACCGTATACGGTGATTATATCGCAACCGCTCGTCGCTCCTAAATATCTCTACTCTCTTCATCAACAATAAGTTGTAAAGCATCATTTTTAACATATATCCCCCCCAAAGTCTTTTCTCAACTCTCGAAAAGGCTTCGGGGGGGATTTTTCAATGCCTATTATATGCAACACTTTTCACTATCTGCTTATCCAAGCTCAGGCGAGTGATATTTATTTACTCTCCACACATCCCCAACTTTTACCAACTGCATTTCATATTCGACTTTATTCATGTCATCATATGAATACTCATCATGTTCCTCATACGTTTCATTGGGATTATAGTATGCAATCATTACAAAATTTACTTGTGCTTCCGTTTTATTTTTCAAATAGTATCGCACTGAGCAGAAATCATCCGGATAATATTCTCCCACATATCCAGTAAAATATGGAATTTGTGCCAAATCATAGTCATCACAAACGGCAAGTTTTCCATTATAATTCACAAACTTTTTCTCAATTGAATCTTGTGACAAGAAATCATTTGTAAAAATAGATTTCATATATTCTTCAAACTCTTTATAAGAATTTTGATAGACCTCATAATCATGTCCGTTCAGTTTTACATATGTCGGCGCATTTTGCGTCATAGGCACAAAAGTCGGAGCATCTTCAATTTTAAAATTCAGTCCTTTTAAGTTACTTGATTGTCCCCAAAGTGCA